CCAACTCCTTAAGTGTATCTATATTATACCATAAAATCTCGTGCTTGTCACACCATTCTGCCATAGTAAGTTTGGTACTTTTACTCACTTTCTGATTAGGCTTCATCAGTACAAATATGAGTTCTTGTGTCTCTGGGAGACACTTAGAGATCGCTCTATACTTCTGCGTGTCTCCTGCTCGAAAATATCCTTTGCACTCAATGAGATACGTCCGTCCGTTGAGTTCGTACACAAAGTCTGGTGTGTACTTTCGTTCAATCCTGTACGGGACTTGGAACGGTTCGTAGCTAAAGCCAAATGGTTGTAACTGCGTTGCGACATCTTTTTCAAACTCCGACCTAAAGTTACCCAGCTTGGATTTCCGTGACCTTCGGCTCATTGACCACCTCTGTTAAATATCTTGGACCACTTGAGTAGATGAAGGTTCTTACTTCGGGCCAACAGGTAAATTTGTAAGGACAGTAAGAACAACCGACTGCGAGCTTTCTGTTTCCACTTTTGCCATCTGGTACGGTTTCGTGGCAAAATCCTGGCGGCTCCGGTTGCTCCACTAGCTTTTTTATGCGTTCAATGTGCTCCTCTATATCGTAACCAATCTTCTCGTGAACGGGAGCCTGTGTGTCCTCAGAGTCGTACATGAGGTACGTCAGGTGTCCGTTCTGTTTGTCCATCGCTAGCCAACCAAACTTGGTTTCGCCTTCCGAATGGGCATACCCTTTAATTTGAGCAACGTATCCAAACGGGTCATCATAAGCCAAACTTCCGTCCTTGAATTTCTTAAACCCAAAAGACGAGACAGACTTAATATCTGTGACAACACCGTCAATTTTACAATCCATAGAGCCTGTAATGCCCTGAACCTCACACTTCTTCTGTTCATCAGTAACCTCGTGTCCTGAGAGTCTGGTGAGAAACAACAGCATCTCTTCGATCAGATGCCCGTACATAAACTTGACGTAGGTGTTAGGCGTCATCTTCTCTTCTACGTCAGAGTTGTTCACTACGTTCCAGAGGTAACGGTCATCACGCCCGATGTTTGACATTCGTAGCTTGCGTCCGTCACGCTTCTCTGTGAACAGGTTTGCCATGAGTCGCTTGCAGTTCTCACCAAAGCGGTCAATCTCATCGTACAGATCAACGTCCTCTGGTACTTCTTTGGTAGACACTACCTTGTAAATGTCATCTACCAGTGAGTAAAGTTTGTTCATTTGTGTTGCTCCATTAAGTTAGATAACGCCGACTGAGCTTGATCTGGTGTGCAATTAAACCACTCACCCTTACGATCATACGTTTTCTCTAGCAGACTGTGGGCTTCTGACTCCGCAGACCGTCTGTCCGACACTGACCAACAAGTGAACAACTCGTAGTCTCTGAACGGTGAAGACGTTTGATAACCGTTTAGCCTGTCCTCTGAGTCCACAGCCATGCCCACCTTGACCCACTCAGGGAAGTTAGGATTAGTGATAATGTACACCTGTCCCTCCTTGCTCAATTCGTACTTCGCCAGACTGCTAAAGGCGGCATCCTCAAACGTCTTGTAGCGTCCGGGTTTAAACAAGGGGTGCTTTTTTGAAATGTATTTCCCGTTTACCCACATTCTGTTTGGGTTGTGTTTTTTTCGATTAGGGTTATTACAGTCTTTACACTGTAGTCGGTCCTGTTTTTTCCAGCTTGGGTTCCAGTTTTGCTCTGTGAGTTCAACACCGCAAGTATTGCAAGAGTCCATAAAAGCATCCTCAGTGTGTCTCCGCCCACGTTGATCCCACTTTGTACTCTCCGTCAAGGGGGCATCTGAGTTGAAATGATAGACCAGCCGCCTTGATGCACTCGACTGCGAGCCAGCCGAACTTCTCTGCTTGTTCTGTAACCACCTCCGATTGTATTTCGTCATGTACGTTCCCTATAAACTTGTAGTCAATCTTGTGTTGTGTTGCGTAGTCATCCAACAGTACCAGTGCACGTTTCATAATGATTGCACCGGCAGACTGCAAGAGTGTGTTCAGTGCACTATGTTCTGATCTGACCCAGAGTTTTCGTCCGTCCAGTCCGACGAGGTATCCTTTCCTAGAAGCAGATCCAACTCGTTCTCGTAGAGTTTCAAGAGAAGGTGTATTTCGTAAAAAGCGTGTCCTAAGCGCATTGCCATCTTTTGCCGTTCCTCCGACGATGCTTCCAATCTTGGCGTCTCCTGCCCCGTAGAGGAAAGCATAGATGAAAGTCTTTGCTTGAGGTCTTGTTGCAAGTCCAGAAGCAATTTGATTTCTGGTGTGAATGTCGTCTCTAAGCAAGACATCTGTAAACTCCTCGTCGCCCATGTAGTGTGCGAGCATCCGTAGTTCTAGTCCACTAGCGTCAACACCCACTAGCTTACGTCCCTCTGGTACTATCCAGCAGTCACGGCACTCCTTGCCAAACTCAGAGTTAACTGAAGGAACCTGTGCCATGTTTGGGTTCTGGTGCGTCATACGTCCGGTTACAGCACCGTTAGTAGTGACCCTACCGTGTACCCTACCGTCATCCTGTACGTGCTCTAGCCACGAGTTGACTTGAGCGTACCGCTTCTGGAGTAAGAGGTATTCCAGTACTTGTTCCGCTTCGGGAACATGATGATTCTCCCTAAGCGTCTTTTCATCAACAACTGGTTTGCCTGTCGCAGTGAGTTCCGTCCATACTGCGCCCTTAGCTGTAAGCCTGTCGGCCACTTGCTGTCTTGAACCAACGTTGAATACAGTGACCTTATCCTTGAGCCGTTTACCAGTTTTCTCTGAGTATCGCTCCTCAATGATCGGCGGGAAAAGCGCCTGTAGATCCGCTTCAATAACATTCATGCGCTCCTTAAATTTAGCACACAAGATGTGACACAAACGCTGATCCAGTAACCAACCGTTGCGCTCCTGTCCTTGTATGATCCACTGTACCTGATGCTCTAGGTCAATGCTCTCCTGAGAGAACCCGTCTAGCTCCACCTGTAGACGCTTGTACACCGCTTCAGTAACTTCTGTGTCACGGATACAGTAGTCAATCATCGCTGGTGTCAACTGTGACCAATCCTCGTGGTCGCCCTTGGGGAACCCTAGAGTGTTGCCCCAGTTCCGCAGAGAGTGACCACCTGACCGGCTTGGGTCGGCTAACCTAGAGAGGACAAGTGTATCAACGACACTGCTCCTATCAAAAGTAAAACCCCAGATACGCTCAATAACAGGAACGTCGAAGCCAATTCCGTTGTGGAATACGAACGTAGCCTCCGCCTTGCGAGCCACGTAATCCTTGAAATCTTGTTCATTACATATTACCTCCGATTCTCCGTTGTTGCGGCACACTGCACACCAGATGGTTGTGGCGTCCAGACCGTCAGTTTCAATATCACAAAAGACTAGGTTAGCCACTGGCTGAAACCTCTTCAACAACTAATGTAGTTCTCATTACATCGTGTTCTGCTTGATACATTTCACATTCAAATTGAGTTCCCATGAAATACGTCATTTCCCACTCAGGGTGGTACACCCTATGAGTAAACTCATCTTGGCTTACTTTTTTAACGTACACAGTTCTAATACACTCGTTGTCCCTGTGCTTCTTTGCGTACTGTATCTGGTAGTTAAGTGCCTCTGGGTAAGTATTGAAATTATCTACGGCAATGTCTACCTCATCTTCAGCAAAAATAACCCTCACTGCGTACATATCGTCACTCAAAACTCAGTCTCCGGTGGGTTAGGGTTGGCACACTCGTGGATACGTCCGGTAAACTTGTCGTACCGTAGCCAACACGCTGGTCCTGTCTCTCCTGCGTAACGGTTCTTGAGAATCCTAACGCACGTAGTGTTCCTTACGTCCTCGTCCTCGTGTTGCTGGTTACGCTCCATGCCGATCACGATGTCTGACAACTGTGCAATACTCTGGCTACCACGTAAGTCCTGTAGGCTGATCCTGCCTCCGTCCTCGTGTGCTGTCCCAGAGGTACGCTTCAGGTGAGACACTAGGAACAAAGTAATCCCTGTCTCTGCCACCAGTGTGCGTAGCTTTGTCATAATCTCGTCTATGGCTTTCCGTTCGTCCCCGTTCTCTTGAGAAGAAACCACGATGGACAAGTGGTCGAGGATGATGTATCGACAGTCACAGGCCTTTGCCATGTGCCGTACTCTTGAAAGAAGTTCGTCGGCAGACGTTGACCCCCAGTGATCAAACAGGTAGTAACGTCCAGAACCCATCGTTGCTTCCCAGTAAGGCCTAAGCTCATCAACAGGCGTGTCTTCCTCCAAGTGTAGTCGCCTAGATGATGCCACCGACATAATTCCCAGAGATGTTGTTGCGACGTCCTCCTCCAGTGCAAGTACACCGATGTTGGCGTCTGTGCGTTGGAGCAAATCGTACTCAAGCTCTCTGATAAACTGGGACTTTCCCATACCACTACCGCTGGTGATAGTGACCAGTTCGTGTGGCCTGTGTCCTCTTGTGATTTCATTGAGTCCTTCCCACGGGTACGGAATACTCTGTACCTGCCGTTTGTTTACCAGTGTGTCCCATGTGTCAGTACCAGCGATGATACCGTCTGGTCTGTACACCTTGGCGTCCCACCAGTGCTGTGTAAACTCCTGTACCCTGTTAGCCGTCAGCATGTCGCTAGCGTCCTTCATGGGTAGTTTACATATCTTCAGTTTGTTAGGACTGAACAAGTGCTTGACCTGATCTACTGCTATGTCACCGGCCTTGTCCTGATCGAAGCAGATAACCACGTTGTCGTAGCCCTCCAACCACTCTAGGTTCTGCTTGATCTCTCGTGCGGCACTACTAGCGCCTGACCGTAGGCTCACTACGTCGTACTTCTGTCCGAACATCTCGTAGACAGCCATAGCGTCTAGCTCACCCTCAGTGATCGTGATGTACTTCCCAGACCCACGGCACTGCTTTTGACCAAACAAACCAACGTTGGTCATGTTACCGGAACACACAAACTGCTTGTTGCTTACGAACCTCTGTTTAGCTCCCACCAGTTCTCCCGTGTCCTTGTCGTAGTACGGGTAGTAGTGGGTAGCAATCTTTCCGTCTGGTGCGTAGTCAACAGTTACCTGATACTTCTGTGCTGTACGCTGTGAGAGCCTTCTGTCGCTGATCTCAGCAACAACTCCACTCATGCGTAGGTTAGATACGGGTTGCACAGTATCAATCTCCTGTAGCGTTCCTGTCCCTGATACGTGGTATCCGCAGTTAGGGGTGAAACAGTGGCGACCACCGTCTGAGTAGACCGCCACGTTGTCCCTACTTCCACACTTAGGACATTCCTCTTTGTGTAGGAAAGTAGGTTTCACCTCAGAAGTCTGCCGCTTCTGCTGATACCTCTGCTTCCTCTAGCACCTTGACTGCCTCCAGATACACGGGTGTACCGTGGACAGGGTGTGCTGGACCCGTCTTAAACTTCAGACGGACACGGGAGTTGTAAGGAACCTCCCCGTTGTACCGATCACCTTCAGCATCGTACATATTGATGGCATACTTGGACTTAAACTTACGCTGTTTAGCGCCCTCGTAGTCCTTGATCTTTACGCCCTGTGCCGCTAAGGTAGCCGCATCATCGTCAGACATGGTGATGGTCATGCTAAACATACCAGTGTCCTGACCGTTGAACACATCAGTTTTGGTGACGTTTGAGAAGTTCACCGTTCCTTCAATAACTTGACTCGACATAATGAGATAATCCTCGTTTGTTAAAAAGAGTTCCCGTAGGAACACCTATAGTATCTCACGTTCAGGGTCTTTTGTCAAACCCTTTTTACGTGATTGGTATTTGTTGGCATCTTTTTTCCTGTCCTTGTGTACACCTCCCTTGTTGTAGTCGTGTTTGGCTACAGGATTCCAGCGCCTCCCTACTTTAGTTTCTCCTGTAGTATTATTCATTAGTATATATCCTTTAGTTAATAATCTTTAGATATACTTAAGTATATGTTATCGTAATTCTCTTGTAGTGTCAACACATCATCTTGTGTAATAATACCACTACTGTCCTCTATGTCAACCTCCGCCATGTTCTCTAGTTCCCAGTGTGTTGCTATGGATACTGTCAAACAGTCTGTACACAGATCGTAGTGCACACCCCTAGAGTCTTTTTTTAACGCCTCAAGATCATCTAGTAAAACGTCGCAAGCCTTACACCTCATCTGGATACCCTCCGAATACTTGGTTGTATGCTTTTACTAACTGGTTGTAGCTCATGTCTCTGTATTTCTGACGTAACACAGTACGTGCTATGTTTAGTGTTTCAGCAAATCCTATAAACCCTAACTCGTACTCTGCTATATCCTGTATCATCTGTTCCTGTGATAAATCAGGCTCACCTACGTAGTTACTCATGGGTTACTCCCCTGTTAGTACTGTAATGATAAAATAAACTGTCATCGCTATTATAAACCACCAAATCACACTTCCTCCTGTTCGCATAACTCCTCAACATAGGGACACTCGTTTACCCTGTTAGGGTGTTCTACTTCTATGTACGTAAACCAAACCACTAGGGCTATTACTGGTAGTAACATTAGACTGCCTCCCGTCCGTACCATCGCATAGGGATGCCCCTAGCGTCCCAATCGTCTGCTTTGTAGTTGTAGTACGTCATATAAGCGACTACTGGATCACTATTCTTGCACTCGTCAGGCATACACTGGGGTGGATCAGTGAAACCACCGTCAGGGATAGCGTTAGGAGGCCACAGAAGCGCCTCTGAGTGCGTTTGTATGGTTTTGTGTACCTTACCATAGCGTCGGGTGTATTCGTCCCCTAGGGCCTCTAGATGCCTTCTGAGCCACCTGTAGTTATGGCGACTCTGACGCACCCATACAGCACTGGGGTGGTTCTTGTGCGTAGACTTGTACGCAATCTGCCCACCGTCTAGCTCGTTGTGTGCTGTAGACAGTAGCTGTGCTGTCTCTAGTATCATTTTTACTACGTGACGGTCACACTGTAGCCTAGCGGCCTCGTGTGGATCCCTAGATAGGTAAAATATGTTCATATTG